AATCAAGTTGAACTAAATAAAGCAACGGAAGACACTTTCCGAATTGCTCAAAAAACCTATTCAGCTTGGGATTCTGTGTTACAGGTTTACCAGCGTTTTAGTGATAATGCCAAAACTTTAAACCTCACAATGGATGACACAGCACGTTTAACTGAAACAGTTTCTAAAGCTGTAGCAATTAGTGGTGCAAGCGCAGAAGCTGCTGATGCAGCTTTAGTTCAGTTCGGGCAGGCCTTGGCTAGTGGAACGTTGCGTGGAGAAGAACTTAATTCTGTAATGGAGCAAACCCCAGCACTAGCAAAGGCTATTGCTAAAGGTATGGGTATTACTGTAGGTGAATTACGTTCAGTAGCAGCTGAAGGAAAAATTACTTCACAAGAAATTGTAAAAGCGCTTAGAAATGTAGAATCTGATGTTGATGCTCTTTTTGCTAAAACAGATATCACAATCGGGCAGTCTCTCACACTCCTAAACAACGAGATCACAAAATTTGTTGGCGAAGCAGGTAAGGGAAGTGGTGCGGCACAGGTATTAGCTGGATCAGTTCAAACTCTTGCAAGTAATTTAGATTTAATTGCTGATGGGGCTTTAGTAGTTGGTATTGGATATATCACTCGTGCAATTTTGATGAAGAGCGCTGCTATTAAAGAGGGAATGGCTTCAACTTTAGCGAGCCGCCAAGCATCTGTATTAAATGCTCAAGCAGAATATGCAGAAGCTACCGCTGCTTTGAATGCAGCAAAAGCTCATCTCGCGAATGTGCGAGCAACAAATGCAGAAACCCAAGCTAAATTTGGAGCAACTGCGGCAGCAACTCGATACGCACAAGCACAGGCAGCAGTAACTGCTGCTACAAATGCACAAACAGCAGCTCAAATTAAGCTAAATACTGCAACTTCAATTGCAGGGAGACTAGCTAAAGGGGCGTTTGGATTAATTGGTGGGTGGGCTGGAGTTGCAACATTAGGAGTAATGGGATTAGCGGCAGCCTATTCTTATTTTAATAATAAGGCAGAGGAGGCAAAGCAAAAGCTTGCTGAACAAGCTAAAGTTGCTGAGAAAGCTGATGAGGAGTTAAAAAAATTAACTGGCAATGATAAGGCTAAAGCAGTTAATGATTTAACTACTGCTTTTAATGCACAAAATAAAGCATTAGAGAAATCATCGCGTGCTGTAGGGTCTGCATTAATTGATATCGAGAACTATGCACGAGGAAATAGGGAGGTTGAAAAAATTTCCCAAGAAGCGAGAACTGGAACTATCAGCTATACAGAAGCCATTGAACGTCTAAATAAAATTAAGTTGCCTACAGATCTATATGAAAATCTGAAAAAACAGGCTGCGCAGTATGATGACAATGCATCTAAAGCAAGTTTATCAGCTGAGAAACTTAAATTATTAAGAGTTGAGGTGAAACTTGGAGGCAATGAAGCACAAAATGCGGCAATTAAGCAACAGAAGCATGCTGATGCTTTAGAGAATACTGGAACCGCAGCTGAAACCGCAGAACAGAAACTCAAGAAATTACGTGAAAATGCTAACAAATCCATGCTTGATGACCAATATTGGATTAACAACTATATGCGTAACAAACAACTACTTGGAGAAGCTAGAGCAAAAGAGTTTGCTGATTTTACTTTAGATTGGCGAAAGGAAAATAATATTGGACGAGAGGTCATATTATCTAAAGAACAACTTCAAATTTTACAAGAGCAGTGGCAAATGCATTTGAGAGTCGCTGCAATTCGTGATGAGGCTACTAATGCAACTAAAGAGCAAAATAAGGCATTACGAGATCAGCAAAAAGTACTAAATGTAAATGCGAAAGTCCTAGCGAATGCTTCAAAATTCGGCTTTGCTGATCTAGAGTCTAAATACAAACTTCCATCAGGAACATTATCCGCGATTCATATGATCGAATCTCGAGGTAATGCAAAAGCCTATAACAAAGAAACCGGAGCCACTGGTGGATTTCAGTTTCTCGAAGGTACTGCCAAGCAATATGGCGTAAAAGACCGCACTGATTTAGCACAATCTGCTGAAGGTGCCGCTAAGTACATGTCTTATCTTTTGAAGCTTTTTAAAGGTGATTTAGAAAAGGCTGTACGTGCATATCATGCAGGTGAAGGCAATGTAATGAAGGGTAAAGGTATTGGTAAAAATAATAATCAATACTGGAAAGACTATCAAAGTTACATGGCTGGTATTAATGGCTATTCTGCTGGTGATATCTCATCAAAAGACTTTGATAAGCTTATTCAAGATACCACTAAAATGGCCGAGGAGCAGGCAAAACTTCGTCTTCAATTAGAGAATGAGGTTGCTAATCAAGTAACAAAGATTAGGAATGATCTGGCCAAAAAACTTGAGGATGTTGATAAAGCTAACTTTAGCCCAGAACGCAAGGCCGAAATTAAAGCAGAACTTCAAGCACGTGCAGATAATGATATTGCCATTGCTGAGCAAGCTACAAAGACTAAGCTTGATTCTTTCCGTGATTTCACCAAGTCGGAAGAGCAGCTTTTAAAGGACAGTTTTGCAAAACGTCAATTTGAAGCCGAACACGACTTAGAGATGACGAAAGAACAGCGTAAAGAAGCTGTTAATTTGTTAGCTCAACAGTTGCAACAAGAATTAGGTTTACTAAAACTTGCTCAAGAGCAACGTTTGTTTCAAGCTAAATTATTCTTGCTTTCAGAAACTGAGGCAATGCAAGAACGCTACCGATTGGAGCGAGAAGAAATTGCCAAGACGGTAAAAGACGAGGAGGAAAAACGTAAGCGACTGACATTATCACGTGATCAGGAAAGATTGGAAGCATTTGATCGTGCAGCAAAAGCTGGTCAAGCATGGGGTGGTATTCAAGCTGATATGAATGGCAGTGGTGAGTTCTATAGACTAGATCAAGAACGATCTAGCCGCCTAAGTGCCGCGACAAATCTACTTGATAGTCAGCAAGGTGTGGTTAATTTAAATGAACAAAATTCTATTGAGGCTTTAAACGCACAATTTGAGCAACAGCTTATAAGTCAGCAGGATTACGAAAATCAGAAAACAGCTATCATTCAAGCTGCTCAAGATCAACGTAATCAGATTGCTGCCGAATATGCAAAGAATGCTCAGGATATTGAAGATAAGTATCAGCAAGATCGATTGAATGCTCAAATTGCTCTTGGTGGCCAAATGATGGGTTCACTCACATCGATGTTTGGTTCAATGTTTGGCGAGCAATCAAAAGCATACAAGATCATGTTTGCTGCTGATAAAGCTTATGCCATTGCAGCTGCAGGTATTTCTATTCAGCAAAGTATTGCAAAGGCGGCTAGTGTTGGTTTTCCAGCAAATATCCCATTAATTGCAAGTGCTATTGCACAAGGTGCAAGCATCATTGCAAACATCCGGGCAATTAAAGATCAAGGCTTTGCTGACGGTGGTTACACTGGATCAGGTGGGAAATATCAGCCTGCTGGTATTGTCCATAAAGGAGAGGTGGTCTGGTCCCAAGAAGATATTCGCCGTTGGGGTGGCGTTGGGTTAGTTGAAAATATGCGTAAGAGTGCAAACCCTGAAGCTTTTCTCAATAATAATGCCTCGGCAGATAGTGTCATGCGCCGTGCAATGATGAGCTCTAATGCCTTTATAGAAAGCCAAAAGCATTCTGATATCTTTAATCAACCGGTTCAAGATACTCAGATTATCTATAAAGGTAATAGAGACATACCTAAGTTAGCGTCTTCGGCAAATTCTGACTTATTCCATGATGGCAAGGTCTACTTCTCATCTAATGGTTTAGTTCAGGATCGTTCAAATCTGGATGATGTTCAGGATTTTACTTTAGGACGTACTTCACGCCCTCAAGCTGAGATTATGCCTTCAATTGAGCCTGCTTCACCGACAATCAATTTTAAAATTGAAGTGATTAATCAGGTGAGTGGGGCGACAGTTGAAGCTGAACAACTGGACGAGCAAACAGTCCGGATCATTGTTAAAGATGAACTGGATAAGCAGCTTCCAAGAACGGTACCTAAGCTTGTAAGTGATCAAATCGCAAATCCAAACTCAACCATTAGTCGGTCTTTGACTGAGAATACGACAGC